GAACGAGGGCTCTGCCATCGCTTATGACAACGCGCAGGAAGCTTTCTCTACTCGCTACACGCACGAAACCATCGCCCTTGGCTTCAGTATTACTGAAGAAGCAATTGAAGACAATCTGTATGACAGTTTGTCTGCACGCTACACCAAGTCGTTGGCTCGCGCTATGGCGTACACCAAGCAGACCAAGGCTGCGGCTGTTCTGAACAATGGTTTCACCAACTCTTCCGCTTATTACGGTGGTGATGGCGTTCCTTTGTTTAGCACTTCGCACCCAACCGTAGGCGGTGGTGTCAACTCCAACACTCCTTCGACCCAAGTTGATTTGAACGAGACTTCTTTGGAAGCCTCTGTTATTCAAATCGCCGCTTGGACGGATGAGCGTGGTCTGTTGATTGCTGCAAAGCCACGGAAGTTGATTGTTCCACCTGCGTTGCAATTCGTTGCTACTCGCTTGTTGGAAACCAGCCTCCGTACTGGCACTGCTGACAACGACATCAATGCGTTGAATAACAACGGTTCAATCCCCGGGGGTTACACCGTCAACAACTATTTGACTGACACCAACGCTTGGTTCATCTGCACGGACGTGCCTAACGGATTGAAGCACTTTGTGCGTACACCGTTGAGCACCAACATGGATGGTGACTTCGATACAGGTAACGTCCGTTACAAGTCTCGTGAGCGTTACAGCTTCGGCTGGTCTGATCCATTGGGTATGTTCGGTTCGTCCGGTTCGACCTAAGCCCTTGGGCTTGTAGAAAAGGCTCCTTCGGGGGCCTTTTTTATTGCTTGCACACATTTAAACAACGTGCTATATTTCAGCTAATCCGGGCTTTCCGGTGTATCTGACAGTCCCGGCTGACGACATGCAGACAGATACGCCTAACTTGCATGTAAGGAAACAATCATGGCATTAACCACATTCTCCGGCCCAGTTGCGTCTCAAAACGGTTTTATCAGTGGCACAGCCGCTAGTCCTATCGTAGAAACAACCGCTGGTAACGTATCCGAGTTTTACGCTACAACATCCGCTGCTACTGGCGATACACGTCTGTCGTACAACCGACTGGCCTTTACCTCTACAGGTTCTGGTGAAACTATTCGTGCTTTGACCCAAGTAACAGGTGTTGGTGGCGCTACAGGTGGCACTATCAACGGTGCTCACGTTAGCTTGAGCATCAACGGTACTGGCACTATCTCTGGCGCAGGTAACGCCCTTCGCGCCACTTTGGGCGGTACATCTACTAACCCCGGCGGTACATTAGCGGCTATTCAGTTGGATTCCAACTTTGGCGATGGTGTAACGTTAGCTGCAACGTCTTCGTTCATGCGCGTAACTGATAGTGGCACTGTGAAAGTTGGTTCGTTGTTTAACTTGCCAGCACCAGCATCAGACACAATTTTCCGCGCCAAATCGTCAGCCGCCGTTACCCACGTTATCAAAATCGTGGCTGCTAACGGTACGCCGTACTACGTCATGGTTTCGGACGCTGTGTAATGCAGATCACCAAGGAATTCTTGGAGACTGAGATACGTGACCTTGAGATTGAAGCGCAGAAAGCACAAACCTTTTTGATTCAGTCTCAAGCCACGATCCAAGCATACAAGATGCTCGTTAACAGGCTAGATGCCCCCGAACCGGAGCAACAACATGACAATGCAGTATGACGTAAAGTCGTATCACAACACCGCAACAGGCGTGGCTGTGGCATATCGCACCCGCCTAAAAGGGGTTGTAATTTCTCCGTCTACAACGTCCACCTTAAATGTGACGTTTGCAAACAACATTCCGGAGGCAGCTACTTATGACATCCCCGGAACTACCGTTTGTACGGTAACTTACGCTGGTCATGGACTTGCTATAGGTGATAGAGTTGTTTTAAACTTTACCACTGGAGATGGCGTACCGGACACCTATACCGTTGTTACTGTTCCGACCACAAGTACATTTACTGTAACTACAGGCGTACTAACAACCAGCGGCGCTGTAACGCTGTATCAGGATGTGCTCACTGAGATTGACTGCGCTACTGGAACCTCGTTTTACACGCTAATTCCCGGCGAAGGTATATTGGCCTCTGTAGGCATTTATGTCTTTCTTCCGGCTGCTACTGTAACAACGACCATATTTTACGGATAGGGCTGCATTATGACCATACAAACTGATGTCCTGTCTTACCACGCAACAACGTCCAAGGTTGTTACTACTAGCCGTGTGCGTCTCAAAGCAATCACGGTATCCCCTGCTACGGCTTCATTGCGTAGTTCGGCTGTGGCTGATCCTACAGTTTATAAGACTGGCACATATGCTCGAATTGCAGCTAGTACCACTGTTACGGTAACAATTACAGCGCACGGGCTAGAAACAGGCGATAGAGTCTTTATGGACTTTACCACTGGCACAGCAGTGGACGGGGTTTACGCAGTTATCAAGACCAACGCAAATGTTTTTACTGTAACAACTGCCGCATCGACAGCAACTAGCGGAGCGGTGACGTTTTACAGCAGCATTTTGTTAGAACTTAATACGTACAACATTGTTGGTTTACCAATTAAGATTCCCGGCGAGGGGATACTTTGCAGTAACGGCATGTTTGTAGGCGTTGGCGGCTCTGTTTCAGCTACGGTGTTTTATGGCTAAGAAAACCCCATCCCTTGCAGTAGGTCGCGGCGAGAAGCTGCCGGTCTCTAAAGGGGCGGGGTTGACTGCAAAAGGCAGAGCTAAGTACAACGCAGCCACAGGGTCAAACCTCAAAGCGCCACAGCCACAAGGCGGTGCACGTAAGAAGTCATTTTGCGCCCGTATGTCTGGTATGCCGGGGCCGATGAAAGATGAAAAGGGTCAGCCTACTCGTAAGGCTGCTTCGCTAGCAAGATGGAAATGTTGATATGGAACTAAGCACAATTTGGTCAGCAGTCCTCTCTGTTTTGATGGGGATTTTTGGTTTATTTGTCAAAGAAAAGTTTGCTCAAATGAAAGAAATTGGTGAAGATACCAAGCGTGTTGAGCGTCTTTTAAACATAACTCGCGAGGAGATTGCCCGTGATACAGTTACTCAAGCAGAAGTTCAGCGAATCACTGACCACATTGACCAGCGCTTTAACAAGCTTGAAGCAAAGATTGATCAGCTTATTCAAGCGGGGAAATGATGCCAGCGACAAGTAACAAGCAAAAGCGGTTTATGGATGCCGCAGCACACAACCCGGCGTTTGCCAAAAAAGTTGGTGTGCCTGTATCCGTAGCCAAGGATTTCAGTAAGGCAAGTAAGGGCGCGAAATTTGGAAGTTCCAAAACTCGCGCAGATTCCCAAGTGGTAAACAGGCCTGATACAAATCAGGGTAAGAGTGAACTTTTTTCAAAAGGTGGTGATATGAAAGAATCCAAAGCAATGGTAAAAAAAGAAATCGGCTTCATGAAAAAAGCTGGTGCTCCTAAATCCATGATCAAACACGAGAAGTCCGAAATGGGCATGAAAAGCGGCGGCATGACCAAGATGGGCTCTGTTAAAACAAACTCTAAGCCCGATGGTGTTGCTGTCAAGGGTAAGACCAAAGGTACAATGATCAAGATGAAATCTGGCGGCAGAGCCTGCTAAGGAAATATCATGAAAAAACGCAAATTTGCTGCTGGTGGCATGGACACCGAAGAAATAAGTCAAATGCCAAGTGAGCCGCGTTATGGATCTCCAAGCGATGGATCTGGAATGCCAAGAAGCGGTGGATTACCGGGAATGAAAAGGCCATCGATGGCGACCAAAAAAGTTGCACCAAAATCTACAGAGTCTGATTCAGATTCCATAGATTCCATACTTTCCGAAAGAAGCAAAAGAGCAGAAGAAGAAGGACGTGACTATGGCCGTAAAAAAGGTCGGGAACGTCAGGAAGAAGCCAGTGGATTGAGTGGTGTCCTCGGAACTCCAGCCGCGTATGTAAAAAGAGCCGGACAGTACATAGGCGACAAGCTCACGGATGCCGATGCTTATTTATCAGAACAAGCTGGCATGAAACAACGTGCGGCAGGTCTCCGAGGTGAGCGCCGAGGCCTCAAGGAAGAAGGATACAAAAACGGTGGTATGACCGCTTCGGCCTCTAAACGCGGCGACGGTATTGCCCAACGTGGTAAAACTCGTGGGAAGATGATGTAGCTATGGCGCAGCCGTCTGAAGAAATTAAACAAAAGTTAGCGCAACTCCGTGAGGAGTTTGCTGCAAAGGCTTTAGTTGATCAACGCCAAAAACAAGCAATTTTGAACATGGAGCAAATGGCAAACCGCAACAAACCTCCGGTCTCTAAGGCTCAAGGCGGCGTTGTGTCTGCTTCTAAACGTGCTGATGGTATCGCTACCAAAGGCAAAACTCGCGGAAGGATGTGCTAATCATGGATGATACAAAGCAAGCAGTAATTGACGCAGAAGCTCGGGCAAAAAAAGCCAGAGAAGAAGCTCGTTCTAGTGGC